TTGACTTTACATCTCCTAATGCTGCTTTTCCTAGTAGCGGTGCTGATGTTAAGCATACCGTTTCAGGCAGTTCAGGTAATTGGCAATTTATAAATTTTAATGAAAGGTTACATTGTTTTCATGCAGGCATAGTACCTCAGAGATATGATGGTGCTTTAAGTGCTGGCTCTAGATGGGCAGCTTTTAACAATAGTACTAAGCCTTCAGGTTTAACTACATTTGACCCTAGTTGCGGTATGGGTTTTTATGGTAGAATGTTTGTAGGAGGAGTAACGGAAGAAAAAGCTGTAATGTATTACTCTGTTTTATTAGATGGAGATGACTATACAGGTACAGGTTCAGGATTATTAGACTTAAAGAAAGTTTGGGATAATGATGAAATAGTAAACATTGCTCCTTTCTTTGGACAGTTAGTTATATTTGGTAAAAACAATATAGCTATATATGACAACCCTGATGATGTAGCTAACATGTCATTAAATGAAGTTATTAGTGGTGTAGGCTTAGTTAATAGAGATTCAGTACAGGCAGTAGGAGATGATTTAGTATTTCTTTCTGCTACAGGACTGCGCTCACTTAACCGTACTACTGAAAAAGACAAAGTACCTTTAACTGACTATAGTGTTAATATAAAAGACACTATAATAAGAAATATAGGACAAAGTACTGCTGTTAAATCTGTTTATTTAGAAGATGAAGGTGTTTATATTCTTACTTTTACAGAAAAGAATATTACTTATGCTTTTGATTTTAAACATATAACTCCTAATCAAGCACCTCGTGTAACTACATGGAGTTTTAATAGCGATAGGGAACCAGCTAGTATGATTCAAACAGAGTTATACTCTGGTTTGTTAGTAGGACAGAAAGATGGAGGAATAGCAGGCTATGAAGGATATTTTGATACAGATTTGGCTTGGGTTAGTTCGGCAGCTAGTTATACTAATTCTCCTATTGCCGCTGATGTTAGTTCCATATGGATACCTATGGGTGATGCAGTAGTTTCTGCTATATTAAAAAAGTTAGTATTAGTTTTAGAAGGCGGTTCAGGAGCTACATTAGGTGTTAGATGGTATACAGATTATAGTATGAGTTCTTCTAGGACTACTGAAATAGCTTTAAATCCTGCTGCTACTAGTACTACTGCTTTATATGGAGCAGCTACTTCTTTATGGGGTGATGTTAAATATACACCTATTTATGGATTACAAGAATATAAGACTCCATTAACAGGTAGAGCTAAAACATTAAAAATAAACATGAATATTGTATCTAATGGCTTTGATGCTTCTATTCAAGATTTGTCAATTATATCTTTACAAGGAAAAATACGATGAGTGATTATACTTTAGCAGTCAATTGGTCAGGAAAAGATGCTCTCTCAGATAGTGATGCTGCGAAAGTAATATCTGGCTCTGACTTTAATACTGAATTTACAACAATAAGAACAGCAGTTAATTCTAAAGCTGATACCAATGGTGACAGCGGAGAGGATTTTGCTGCAAATAACGCAACAGTAGGAGGTACTTTAACTGTAACTGGAGTTCCGACAATACCTACTGCTTCAGCAGGAACAAATACAACACAAGCAGCAAGTACAGCTTTTGTTACAACAGCAGTAAATACTTTAAATGCAGCAGCTTACCCAGTAGGTGCAATATTTACTACAACTGTAAACTACGCTAATTCAGCAGCAGTTGTCGCAGCGATAGGCGGAACAACTTGGGCAGCTTTTGGAGGAGGTAGAGTATTAGTAGGTTTAGATTCTGGTGATACAGACTTTGATACAGCAGAGGAAACTGGTGGTTCTAAAACACCAACTACAGGAAGTCACACACTTACAACTTCTGAAATACCAAGTCACAGTCATTCAATACAACAAATAGATGGAAGTAATGCGGGTTCTTTTTCAGGTGCTACAGGTTCTAGTAGCAAAACAAATCAAGGTACTATAGGTACTACAGCAACAGGTGGAGGTGGTGGACACACTCACACAGGCAACGCTGTACAACCATACATCGTAGTATATTTTTGGAAACGCACAGCATAGGAGAATAGAATGGCAGACGCAATGAGTTTAATAGCAGGCGCGATAGGAAGTGCGTTACAAGCTAAAGGAGCTAAAAAAGCAGCAGCAGAGAATCAAGCAGGACAAGAAGCAGCAGCTAAATATGCTATAGAAGGCTCTTATCCTTACAATGTAGCAGGCTCACTTGGTGGTGTTAAGTTTGATAATGAAGGTAAAGCTATAGGATTAGGCTTATCTGAAACTTTCCAGAAGCAGCAAGATGCTATGATATCTTCTGCCGATGCTAATAGAGGATATTTAGCAGGTATAGAAGCTGACCCACTTACAGCAGAAAACAGATACTATGACCAGCAGATGGCTTTACTTGCTCCGGGTCAAGAAGCAGACAGAGAAGCTTTAGATGCTCAGTTAATAGCTAGAGGTATGCTAGGTTCTACTGGTGGTATGGGTCAAATGCAAGGACTAAGGGAATCTCAAGGTACTACTAATTTACAAGTTAGACAATCAGCTAGCGATAGAGTACAAAATATGATAGATAGATATAGAGGTAGAATAGCAGAAGATGTATCTAATGCTACTGTACTAGGACAACAACCTTTAGCTTATGCTGAGTTAGGAGTAAAAACTGGAGGTATGCTTTCACAGGCAGCTATGTTAGGTTCTAGATATTTATCTGGAGCTGCTTTAACTAATGCTAATATGACTATGGGTAGGTACGGAGGTATGGGTAATGCTCTAAGAGGTTTTAAAGGGTTTGGCGGTAATGCTACTGGTTATAGTGATAGCGGACAAAGAACATCGAAAGGTAGAGTAGTAAATAACTTTGAAGCTTCTGGTGCTATATTACCACCGGGCGGTCGTAGATTTTAAAAGGAGATAGATAATGGGAATGTTTGATTTTAATCCAGCCGATGTAAGAGTAGCTACTTCTGAAGGCTATACAAATGCCCCTATGTTAGGAGCATACGCTGGTTATGGCGGTATGCTTCAAGGTGTAGGTAAACTAATGGGGTTTCAAGACGAAGAAGATTTACTAATGGACATATACAACACTTCTGATTTAACAACTCCTCAAGGAAGAAAAGAAGCTATAGATAGAATTAGACAAGTTAATCCTGAAGCTGCTGAAAAGTTACAACAGCAAATATTAAATAGTGCTGAAGCTGAAGCTGCTATTCAGAATACAGAAATGAATGTAGAAAATAAAAAACTTGAAAGAGCTACTCTTCTTTTCGGACCAGCTATAAGAAGAAAGTTTGAAACTGATTCAAGTGTTAATGGTAAACGAGCAGCAGTACAGGCTTTTTTAACACTTGAAGGTATTGAGTTTAACCCTAAGAAAATAAACACACAGTTAGACGCTATTAAATTAATTAACAAAGAATATGGTAAAGGTGGAAGTATTTATCTTACAGGCTTAAAAGAATATGTAGGAGCAAGAGAAGAGTCGTATATAAGGCAAGGAGTTCAAGAACAAGCAGGCTTGTCTTATCAAGGTGCTAATGCCAGTACTGATACTTCTAGTATAGATTTACCTGATTTAAATGATGGTGATACTAGTGAGGGTTCTGAGCTTACTCCTAAATTTGTAGAATCGAAGGTAAATGATAATGATAGTAACTTTACAAAAGCTTATAAAGAAAATAGAGCTAAAAGTGAAATAACAACAAAGTTACAACAAGTTAATCAAAGTTTATTTAATTTAGGAATAGAAGCTTTTATGCCTCAAGATAAACTAGCTATTGAAAATGCTGAAGATGCTGTTCAGAACTGGATATCAGGAACATCTATAGGTACTAATATAGCAGATGCTTCAGCTATGAATTGGTTTTTATCACAACCTCCTGAAGAATTAGACAAGTTTGTAGCAAATCCTGTAGCGTACTATAAAGAAAACAGAAGTCGAATAGAAAGCTCTACTACTTACGCTTCAGATTTAGATAACAATGAAGATTTATTTGCAAGTATTCCTTACAACTTAGACAGTTAAATGGCTTATCAAACAGTAGCAGAAAGAGAAGCACAATTTGAAGCTGAAATGGCACTTTATTATCCTGAGCAAGAAACAGGATTTAAAGGTGGTTTTCTTAGTGGACATGATAGTGTAGGTTCTTGGTTTTCTTCAGGTCTTTCTGGTTTAATGTTAAGCAAGGCTGCTAGTGATAGTAACCAAAGAAAATGGTATATACAAAGAAATGGTATACAGTTTGGGAAAAATGAACTAGACAAAGCAATAGCACAATATAAAGAAATATCTAAGCATAGGCAATTAACTAAAATTGAAGATGAAGATTTAAAAGAAATGGTTAAAAGAAATACTCTTTTAACTAGAGATTTAGCACATGTTTACAATACTAAAGGAGGTGACTTAGACGCTCCTATAGATAAAAAAGGACAAAGTTTTAACAAAAGATGGGGTGTTAATACTGAAGACGAAGCAGCATTAGGTGCGTTAATAGAACTATTTAAAGAAAATCCTTCTTATGTAGGTGGTGTATTTACAGCAGAAATCATTAAAGATTTACCTTTAACTTTACTTGCTTTATTAGCCTCAGTTCCAACAGGAGGTAGCTCAGGAGCAGCTCAGACTTCATCTTTAGTAACCCGTAGTCTTAATAAATTAAATAATATACAACCTGCTGCGCTTAGAGGATTAGCTAAGATAGGTACAGGAGTCGCAGGTGGTTCGGCTGTAGGTGCAAGTTATGAAGCTGCTTATAGTAAGCTTAATGAAGGTAATGTTAAAAGTAAACAAGTTAAAGCAGGCGCAGCTTTTGGTGCTGGCTTTGGCGTTTTAATGGGATTAGGCGTACTGCGTAGAACTGGTAAGAATTTAAAAGCTAAACAAGCGCAAGAGGCTCAAGTAAAAAGAGGAATAGCAGGCGGTGATAGAATTGATTACAAATCAATGGTACAGAACGCACAGAAAGAAACTCCTGTTAAACCTGCTAATAAAGAATTTGCTTCAGAAGCAGTAGATGCGTTGTATCCTGCTGAAGAAATAAAAAAAGCTAAAAAAGCTGCTCATCAAATATATAAACAACATAATGAAAGATTGTTTCCTGAATTGCAGAATGGAAAAGAGTATCAAGTTGTTACTTTAAAGCAAGCTAAAGATTTAGGATTACCTAATGTTAAAGATGATTTAGCTGTACAGTCTATAGTACATAAAAATGTTAGTCATATAGTTTGGCAAGAAGGAAAAATAAGTAATGAGTTTAAATCTTTTTATAAAAACTATGAGAAGGTATTAGGAGAATCTTTTAAAGATATAACTCCTAGGCAACATTTGTTTATGAGAGATGAGAATAGTTATAGAAGTTATTTAATGGCTTCGGAATTAGCTAAAGTTAAACAAAGATTAATGCCAGAGCCTGAAGCTAGAACTGCTGATGAAGCTATTAGTATAAAAGAAAATGAAGCTAATAGAATGGCACAGGAAGAATTAAATAAAGCATACAATGATATTCAAGAAGAAAGCATGTCTGCTAGTGATAGAGATGTACAGAATGTTGTAGATGAACTTAAGATGAATAGAACA